ATCAGCGCGATTGCTTGCTCTGCGGTTTCAAATTCGTAAATCTTCTTATAACTTGAAGTCAACCAATCTGTATCGTGGGGCAAATGTGCCCACAACGTCCATTTGTCCGATAGTTTATGAAATTGAGTAGCAGTATCGATGTCAGTCATTGATATATCGTCTAAATGTATTGATATGTATTTGATGTTGTTGTTTCACAAGAAAGTATTGTTAATGATGTGGATGGGATAATACACACCGTATATTATATAATCAATTTTTTTTATACTGTTTATCGGAAGTATTTGGAATTAGTCGGTTGACGTTTCAATTATTTCAAATTCATTGTCTTGAATATCTGCGGTTGGCTTCGTATCAGTAGCAGGGACCGTCTCGGTATTGGTCTCGGATTCAGAATCAGAATCAGAATCAGAATCAGAATCAGAATCAGAATCCGATTCATTTAACGATTCTGATACGGCGGATTCGTCATCGTCATTGTCATCGTGATCGTCATTGTCATCGTCATTGTCAGTATTCGAACATACTGAGTTTTCATAATAATTCGTAAGGGCGTCGTCGATATGAAATACTTCTTTGTCGATGGATTCAAATACGGGACAACCTAAAATAGTGTCTACCTTTAAAATATATCTATCTCCAATTAAAACGTGTTGACTGTCATTTACCGTAAATACGCGATTACGAACTTCGACCAGAGATGTAATGTTTTCAGATGCCTGTGCGATCGCTTCTAATACACGTGATTCAGGTTTAACCGTAATACCGCATTCTTTCATACAATCCTCATAATAAATGTTTACCTCATACTTTGAATATGGCAAACCAATATAATCTGCTAAATCTTTTCGTCCAAGTTTGCTATACAAATACCAACGTAGAAACTTCTTATCTAACAAGATATTCTTTTCAACATAAAAATGGGTAGGATGTTTCAAATTGATAAAAATAACTTCGGTGGCAGCAGTCGTGGATGCGTCTTTAGTATCATTTAGTTGTTCTTGGCCTTGGCCTTGGGCCTGGCCATTCTGGTTACTGGCATTTACATCTGCGATAGGTACGCGCAATTCAACCGTCTCACAAATCTGGTAGGATTTACAAAATTTACGGTAATTCTTCGTCAATGAAGTATGAGTCGATATTCTAAAATCACCACGATGAACGCGTGCGTGTATATCATCACGGAATGTATGGATTATTAAATCGTAAATGTCGTTGTGACTTTCGGTCAATTCAGGTTCTTCTCCGTTGTTTACGCGACGGTATATTTCACACTCATTATCAATCCATTTACATACGCTATGTTTGGCTTGATCAGTGCGTTTAATATTGAACCGGGTGCTTTTAATAAAAAAGTATTCAGATGTCGACGAGAATATAGAGCGACCATTCTTTACGACGGTATATGTGCTAAACGTATAAAATCCAAACACGCGCAACGTACAAATAACTGTATTCATTAAAAATTGTTTAACACATTGGATTGCGTCAAAAATACCGGATTTAACAAAACCATATAATGTCATTATACTATTAAGACTACCTGTTGTGAATATAATATATAACAATGGAAAAATAACATATATCATCACATAACTAAAATATATTTTATTATTTTCTTTCTCAAATTCTGTATAATATGGTGTCAATACAGTGTTAATCATACCCGGTGTGATTTGTATCGAATAGTCGTTATTGACAGTATTCGGGTTATATTTACAATAATAATTATTATTAGCTTTACAATACATATTAAGCAAGCAGTGTATTATATATTAGTATACACTATTTGTTTTTATGTCATTTATGATTCATCGATAATAATAATTTGTTTATTTTGTTTGGCCTGGGGGCTTTTGTGACTGTATACCGGGTTGACCGGGTTGACCGGGTTGACCTAGTTGTGCGTGTTGTGCTGGTTGTGGTTTATGAATAGTAACATTCGACCTTCCAGGATTAATACCAAAAACATAAAACAAAACAGAACTTATATATGTCAATAACAATATTGGAATAAGAACAATAAACCATACCAATTTTGTATATCCATTCAAACATAGTACATTCAATACTGTGACAAAAATAAGCATAATAATAAATTTCAATAATGATGTAGTGTAATCACCTTGAAATAAATCAATAGTGATTTGTATCATCGAGAAACCTAAATAAAGTAAGGCAGGTGAACATATCTTCTCAATCATAGTTTCGATACAGTGAATAAAAATATTATATATAATAACCAGAATATAATATTGTTATAATGCTCCTGTTGTATTGATTATTTCTTGGTCTTGTTTTTGTTTGTAAACAACGCAACCCCGTTCTTGAAAATACCAACTTCATCGCCAACATCGTCTTCAACGCACGCGTAAATAATGCCGTTTTGGGCATTTGTTGTGAAATAGGTTACACCCTTGATTTTGATTTCTGAAACCTCAATTTCTTCTTCGGCTGCGGCGGCGACTTCCTCTTCCTCCGCGGTTTCCTCCTCTTCCTCCGCGGTTTCCTCTTCCTCATCGGCTTCCTCTTCCTCCGCGGTTTCCTCCTCTTCCTCCGCGGCTTCCTCCTCTTCAGCGGCTTCCTCCTCTTCAGCTGCTTCCTCCTCTTCAGCGGCTTCCTCCTCTTCAGCGGCTTCCTCCTCTTCAGCGGCTTCCTCCTCTTCAGCGGCTTCCTCCTCTTCAGCATCTTCCTCCTCTTCAGCGGCTTCCTCCTCCTCCGGAGCATCAAATGCGACCGATGATGATGATGACGATTCTACGATACGATTTGTATGAAATGATGGCAGAATGTCAACTTCTTGTTCGTCTTCATCATCCTCATCCTTATCACTGGCATTGGCACTTCCCATATCAATGTCAGTTTCCTGGACTTCAAGTTTAATTGCTTCTTCGTGCTGCGGGTGCGGGTGCTGGTGTGGTTCCTTTGAATTTGAAACCACCGCCTTTACATCCATACGCGCTTCGAGTACTTGAATGTATCGATTCAATTCAATGATCGCAGATTGAAGCTCGGATATTTCTGATGGTGATGATGATGATGATGTAGCACAAGGTGACGACGTTGGCGCAGGGCCGCCATTTAATTGATTCTCCAGATCCGAGATACGTTCTTGAAGTTTTCGCACACAAGGCAACCCCATAATTGTCTCGTGTGTCTCTTTATATACTGTATATTCACCCACCACCCCGCTCAATATAGATGATATATGTTTTGTCATCACTTGAGATACATCCTCAAGTAATGGCCTGATGTCGATTGTCAACTGTCCTTCAGTTACATTATCGCGGGTTGAATTTGTAGATGTATAAGACATTGTTGTCTTGTTGTATGAAAATACACAGTGTAGTATCTTTATATTCTAATGTATTTATTTCAATTTTCATTTATGTAATTCTAATTTATACATATAAGTATATAAAGTTTGTGTGATACAATATTATACAGTATTGTATTGTATTGTATTGTATTGTATTGTAATGAGCGATAATATTACACACGCATCTAAGGATGCTCCAGCGCCTAGTCCAGCTTCGTTAGATCTGATGATTCGTATTATTATGTCTCAAACCGAAATGCCACACGATGAAGTTGTTTCGGCATTGGAACGGACAAATTATGATCTGAAAAAAGTTATTCGCGAATATATGACTTCTGGTGTGTCAACGACTACCGAGTCTACCGCGGCCGAGGCATCTTCTTCTGTATCTGCGAATCAATTACGATTTTCTGAAATCCGGAATTTTATGGATAAATCGGATGAAACATATCGGCGCAACCAGGAAATGACGCGTATCTATCAACAAGTGATGGAGAAAAAGAAACAACAAGCAGCAGATCAAGTGGCGTCAAAACTATAGGCGCCTTATTTCACATTCGATATTTTGGACTCCAGAAATAATATCCGACGGTAATATTTTAACTCCAGCATATTTACTTGTCCGACAATTCATTTTGGCGAATAACTCGTCAGTATTATACGTCTTTATTGGTGGATTCAAATTTTGCTGGATAATCACGGTTTCATTAGCGTTGCTTTTCCAGATGATCGCAACGTGTCCATAGGGGTAGTCTGTTTTCTTATATTTCCAGAATAAAATAACACCCGGACGCAAGTAATATGATGCTTTATGCTGATATGGATATTCATAGGTGTTAAGTTTCGTTGCGTTGCTTGTGGAGGCCGGAGCCCGTCGTGGACTTGATGACACCGGTGTGAATTCGTTGATTCGTTTGAATAGGTCAACCGCATCAACTACATCCGGAAACGTCAGTCCTTTATGTATACAAAAGAACCGGCGAACCAATTCGACGCATTCAAATTGTATGCCATATTTGGTTGGATATGTCGGGCTTTTTGTTTTTTTAATATATAGGACAATTTCATTATCTTTGATACTCGCGGGCGGGGTATTAGGAAGCGCAGACATAATATATAATATATAATAGTACGATATTATTATATATTGATACGAGTTACACGAGTTACACGAGTTACACGTCACTATTCTGTACCACCATCGTCTTATACCGTTTCTTCAATTTAAGATTATTCGTAGGAATGACTTTGCTATTTACTAAAAAGTCGTTATTGTCTTCATATAGCTCAGGTAATATATGTGTAAGTGGCTTATTTACGATATGAATTAATTGCGGTCCTTTCAATAATTGGCGATATTCCTGTATTGTTAAATTACCGTAATATTTATCTAAAAGATAATACGGGTTTGGCGCGGGTTTAATTCCGCGACCATTTGGGTTTCCATATAATAGTTGAATAAGATGAAGACGTTCAAATTTAGTCGATGTATCAATCGGTTCTTTCAACAAAAAAGCAACCGCACATTCAGAGCTACAAAAACAGCCATATACCTGGAAAATGTCATTTACAATCATCACAGGAATATAATACGTTTGACTATCGAAATCACACGTATCCCAAAAACACGCAGACTTATGATTAATTTTCGATTGAAGAGGTTCACTATTATGAAACGAATACTTCAATCGATTTATCTTTTTCATAATTTCTTTACTGTTTCGCTCTTGAATAATATTGATATTTCGGTTAGGTTGTATGGTGGTCGTCGTCGTAATTCCGCTAATCCCGTTGTCATTATATAAAACAGGTGCGTCTATTCTGCTGGCGTGTTGTTGATGAGTTGACACACAATTTTTAATGTAATTATTCGAGTTAACTAACTCCCGTCCTCTGTCCGTATTATTTTCGCGGGATTGAGTTTCATCTCCAAACGACTTACTATTACTAGGTTCGTCATTGTATTCGTAGTCGTTTGTTTCTTTTGTATCAATGTCTTCTTCTGTATTCAAATTAACAATATCACTGCTATGGATATTCGTGATACTATATGATTCTACTTCTTCAATCGCCGGTGTATATCCATAATTGGAAATAGAATCATTGGTTTTCAGATCCGACATATGGCATTTCAGATGAAGAATAATATTTGGAACTTCGGTGATATCTGATAGATTAGAACTCGTATTAGAAATAAGACCGGCTTTGGGCTTGCGTCCTCGTTTTTTGTTTATGTGGTTTTTGTGGATTTGGTTCGGTGTTACAAGGTCATCAGTGTCTTCTGCTATGTCATCGTCGCATCCAGTTCCAGTTCCAGCTCTAGCTCTAGCTCCACCGCCAGTGGCTATATTCGCCTTCGGGTCAATATTGTGCTTCACTATATAATTATGCTCTGTTTGCTTCAGAATTACAATGTTTGGAAATGTTGGTGCGTGGTCGGTTTCAGGCTCTGGATGCGATGGTGCGGGCGGCGATTTGACCTGTTTCTTTTTCTTCGAGGATGTAACGACGATGGGTTCGGGCTCGGCTGCGGGCACGGGCACGGCTGCGGGCACGGGCGTGGCGGCGAGCACGGGCGTGGCGGCGGACTTTTTGGATTTACGCGAAGCAGAAGGCATTACTAATGTGGTATAGTCTAACACCAAATATGTAAATGATTTTAAACCCTTTATGTCGCGGTGTTTTTACTGTAACACATTTAAAGACAAAAATATAGACTTTATTTGGATAGTATAGCACGGCTAACTCAAATTAATGCCGCCCGCAGAGCCGCCTCCGTGTCATAACACTTCCGACACAGTGGAATATAATTAGACGAACCGATGACAACCTGGTCCATCTGACGTGTCGTCCGGAAACTGAAAATGCCAGGTGTTCCATCTCGACAAATGCTACAAAGAGACTTCAACTTGATTACCTCGTCACAGAACGGGATGAGTTGAAGAAGCTTCCCGATGGGTTTTCTCTCGAAGTCGCCATCTAAACCGCAAATATAAACGCGTTTGTGTGATTGCTCTACTAGGATACGGACCTGCTCCTCGATATCTGGGAAGAATTGGCCTTCATTGATGAGAATTATATCCGCACTTGTGATGAGTTCAAGATTGTTGCTGATTGCGTCATACAATGTATTTGCTAAAATACAGGGTATCATCTGTTTGTCATGGGTTGAAAGCATTGATTCGGCGGTATACCGATTATCTCCCGCGTAATTAATAACCGCGATGGGTATATTACAAAACATCGATTTCTTGTATATTTCCAGTAAATACGACGTTTTACCGGAAAACATCGACCCTAAAATGAGTTCTAGATATCCGGTGGTCGACGATGGCGACGACGGTGATGGCGGTGATGGCGGTGATGACGGATTCGACATATGATTTATAATAAATGAACTGAATATAATATTAAGGTGTATACGCAAAAAAACGTTTCAATTATATACCGGTTAAGATTTGAACCGAAACACACATAAATGTAATTTTTTATGTTAATTTAATCGAGTGCGTTTATTGCCACATTATCATTATCATTATCATTATGGATCAACAATATCTTGTAAACGAATCGATGCCTTGGGTTGAAAAGTATCGACCCTTGTGCTTTGACGAAATCGTATTAGACCCATATAATCGCACCATTTTGTCGAATATTCTTAAAACGAACTATTTCCCGAATCTGCTGTTTTATGGTCCGCCAGGAACTGGGAAAACGACGACGATCATTAATCTCGTAAACGCGTATCAATCCAAGCTAAATATGCGTAATCGTGGACTGATGATTCATTTAAACGCATCAGATGAACGCGGTATCGATATTATCCGCAATCAAATCAACAGCTTTGTAAGCACCAAATCGATGTTTGGAAACGGGATTAAATTTGTTATTCTAGATGAAGTGGATTATATGACGACCAACGCACAAATCGCGCTGCGATACCTCCTTACCAGTTATACGGATAATAATGTGCGATTTTGCCTGATTTGTAATTATGTGTCACGTATCGATGAATCTCTTCAAACCGAATTTGTACGGATGCGATTTAATCAATTGCCTGAAAACGACATATTGATGTTTCTTATGAAAATCCGAGATGGCGAAAAATTGACATTATCAGATACGAATTTGGTATCAATTCAACGTCAATTCAATTCAGATATACGTAGTATGATAAACTATATGCAGACAAACCAGGATAATATACAACAAATTAATGTCATCACAAATGATGTATGGAGCCAGATGACGGATTTATTCATAGAAGCAGACGTTATTGTAAATGACGGCGGATCTACAAAAACAAATGTCGATAAATTAATGGATTATTTCAGAGATGTTAGTGAGACATATTGTATTGAACCACGAACAATAATGAAACTATATTTTTATTATATTATCCGTAATCGGACTGAATATGTTAACCCGGACTTTTTGAATACGGTAGAACATATTATTCATTTACATAATATACGCACTGAATACATCATCCAATATTTCATATTAAATGTTCGTAAGTACTTTATGACACACACATTGGTTGCTCCCGCAGCGTTACCGATAATCAAAAAACGAATCATAAAGGTAAAAATACAGAAAGGACTCCCACCGAATACAAAATAATAAGCATTTAATACAGCGTTATTCGTTAAATTGAATTTAAATAACCACGTATTCTTTATACAATAGTTCATTACTCGTTAATTCTCGTTAATATGTCTTCGACGATTGATACTGAATGGGCGAAGTTTATGGCGCGTATGAATCGACAGCAAAATTGCGAAGAATGTGACGACGATGGCGACGATGACGATGACAATGACGTCCAGGACAATAGTAAAAATGGAGGGGGCGTGGGCGTGGGTGGGGGCGTGGGCGTGGGTGGGGTTTGTGACCGCACACATCAGGCCACCAGTTCTGAATCTGCGACGAATCGAGTAGTAGCCGGAAAACAAAAACGGTCTTGTATTTCAAAAAAACAACAAAGAAAAACATATTCCTTTGTTGATGAATTTGATAGTGTATCATCATCAGCATCATCATCAGCAATCATTGAATCTGTGGTGACAGCGACGACAACACAACCGGCGGGAATACCCAAATCAACACCTATATATATTTCAACAAAGACGAAGATCGCGTATTTAAACAAACCGGTTGAGATATATAAACTATTTTGGGATATCCCAGTTCAGCATTATTACAACCGGCGTGAGGGGGTCATCAAAAAACAAATCAAGTTTCAGACGACTGATCCAGCAGCGGTAGCTATCATAAAAGAAAAACTACAGCAACAACCAAGAATTTATGAAGAGCATGTTATCGAACATATCGACAATCCAAACGGGCGAATTCCATTCAAAGATCAGCGTAAAGTAAGTATTGGTCTATGTAAAAAAGATCTTCTTGGCGGGAATCACAAGAAGAAACGCGCATTCTTCAACTGTTTCGTCTTGATTTTGCGTATCAACGGTGGTATATGTGATAACCCAGAAGAACGTGCTCCAGAAGACAATATTTTATACAAGGAAATGCACGTTAAAGTGTTTAACACTGGAAAATTGGAAATACCTGGGATTCAAGAAGATAAAACTTTGGTCCAAGTTTTGAATTTGCTCGTGTCTACGCTTCGACCCTTACTCGGCGATGATTTGTCGTATTTGAAGGATCGCTGTGAGACAGCACTCATTAATTCTAACTTCAACTGTGGGTTCTTCATCGACCGTGATAAACTGTTTCACTTGATGAAGTATAAATACCGCATTAATACCAACTACGACTCGTGCTCATACCCAGGCATTCAGTGTAAGTTTTACTATATTCCAAACAAGGAGCAACAAAATGGGCAACAACCGCAGCATTTAGAGGATAATAATTATTACGAGGTTTCATTTATGATTTTTAGGACGGGCAGTATATTGATTGTAGGAAAGTGTAACGAGAATATACTTCACGTTATCTATCGATTTATTAAGACAATCCTGGAAACTGAATTTTCGGGTATACAGATGGGATTGGTAGTGAATCACAAGGATCTTCTTGTGGACGGTCAGGGCGGCGAAAGTGATGACGGATCTGACAAAATAACATCAGCACTACCAGTTACCGCCAAATGTTTAGGAAAAAGTACCATCAAAACAATTCGCAAAAAGAAAATTTACGTTACAGACGTGAAATATTATGTCGAAAATACCGAAGATAGTTAAAATAATATTTAGGAATAATTCGTAAAGAATATAAAGATTTAAAAATTTAGTATTCTATATACCGTTTCTTTTATTTACACTCCCATCCATTCCATTAAACCATTATGTCAAGTACAAGCACTACTAATGTGAGTGGCGGTGGCGGCGGCGCGGGATCTTCTTCTGCTGCTTCTGCTGCTGCGTCATCGACTACTACCGGCGATAACCAAACTGTTAGTCGTATTCCTTCTTATGCGTGCTTTCAACACGCGACTAAAGTCGCTATTTTGGAAGACAAGCCGATTATACTGGATTATTGGACGAGTTCTTTAGATAAAACTTGCCTTATTGGTGTTCGTCAGAACAATGAGAAGCTACTTGTGAAAAGCGAAGACGAGTATACCAGTCCAATCGCGAAAATCTACAAAGTGGATACTGAATATATTATTGTAACTGCGAACTCGATTTACTTGGTTTCTTCTGAAATCAGCACCAGACGCATTAACTAACACCTGTTCTGAATATTTCTTATCATAGTGTATATCAAACTATTATAAGAGACAATTATTAATTGACATTTTCTATTATGACCGCACCATTATCATCCATTATTTTTTTAAGTGATTGTACGCCACTATATACAATATTAGGTGCGCCAGGAAGAATAACAAATGTCTCTGGAGTTCCATTATATCGTTCGATTCGATTAATATGGTCCCCACCCGAAAATTCAAATGAAGTATTAATAGATTCATATATCGTTCGATATGGAAAATACGGCGCTCCCCAAAACAATATCAATGGGTATATCAACGTATTTCTTCCAACTGTCGTTATACCCGAATTGGATAATGGCGTGTTGTATAGTTTTTGGGTTTCAGCTAAAAATCGGTTTGGCGAAAGTCCTTTATCTCCAACAGTCTCTCTATCCGCTGGTTCAGCACCATCTTCGATCCCGATTGTACGTCGCGCATATCACACTACTACAAATGGTTCCGGTTCTGGTTCTACACAAAAAATCGGAATTGAATTTACTTCACCAACAAATTATAACGGTAATATCCCTACCACTTTTACGATAAAATACCGTCTATTAGACGGAAATACTAATAATTATGACCCACGGGATATTTCATTTACACAGGTTGAAAGTGTACAGGCAAATGAACAAATCAAAGACGCATCAAATAATATGACATTGACTTCAAATGGAGTAAAGGGTAATTTTATCCGTAAGGAAATTATACCGAATTACGTTTCGAGTGCGTTTAAAACCGGTCGATATCAGTTTACTGTTTATACTACAAATAACTATGGTTTATCAAACGTCTCTGATGTGTCATTTATCGTTTATTTATATTCAGCAACTGATTCGGTAGGAATATCGCGATTTATTTCACCGTCTTTTTCATTTCGTCCACCTATATCACCTGATTTATCTTCCGGACTACCAAACGGAAATATTATTAGCCTAGCGCCACTTGATAAATCTTTTCGTTTTAAATGGAAACAATATGTCGACACATTAAACTCTCCGACACCCTCTTATACCGGATGGATGTATCGAATTCAATACACTGATAATAAAGATTACTGGTATTATCCATCATATAATTCATCTAGTTCGACGTATTACCCCGAATACACGGTACCTTATAATACCGCTGGTGACCCTGATACTATTTATACATTAGACATAAGTAAGAATCTTATAAATGGACGGAAATATTATGTTAGATATTGCGTAGTTAATGCGTTAGGTGATACAAGCGAATACACGCAAGTCACAGATACAAATCAAGTAACGACGTCGGTTATTCCTGGAAAATTACCGGAGTCACCAACTAAATTTTACGCAGGAATTGATGACCGAATGATACGACTTTATTTTAATTGGGATACACGTCCACCTAGTATAGAACTTACTGGTGGATATCCCATATTAGATTATCAGATTAAACGTTACCGAACTTTAATTATTAATGGTGTAGTTACTAATGAACTGGAAATAATATTCGAAAATCTTATTGGTCCGTATTATGAAGATACATACAATATGGTTACAAATGGTAGTATATACTTCTATGAAATACGTACAAGAACGGCTATTGGATATTCTGCTATCCCGAATACTGTATCCGCGGTTCCGTCGTGTCAATCCAATGTTGTTACTAATGTTACGTCGGAAATTGGTAGTAAACGAATTACATTATCGTGGGTAGAACCGTCAGAACCAGATCCCTTAACACCAATTAATCAATATTATATCGAATACAAACTTTATGACATATATGACGTTTCAAACATTCCGACCGGAAATATAGTTGGAAGTTTATCAAACCCGTTGGTTATAGAAAATAATATTAGTGATATGAACTCTATTTTAGTCAATGATGCGCTTTGGTCAACACTCACCGTCAAAGCAACTAAAATTTTTACAAATAGCCTGAATTTATCATATACAATCACAGATTTAATAGATAATAAGGCTTATATTTTTCGTGTAGCTGCGGTAACACTTGACCGTCTACGTCGTAAATCGATTGGGTTACTTTCACCAATAGATAGTGACTCACCATACCTCCCGCACCCAACAATTATCGGCAAAGTTCCAAATAAGTTAACAAATGTGTCATTTACAAATGGGTCGAACTCTGTAAACATAGAATGGAGTAGTAATGATATTGATAATATTACAGAAAGAATATCGCACTTCATTGTTGATTACCGAGAGATTGGGTCTTCTGTATACTCAAGACAAACATTTGACTATTTAAATAGTATAAAAAGCAAAGACACGACCACCACATATTTTTCTATTACGATTGTCAATTTGACTAATAATGTCGCCACACGGCCCTTATCAAACACAGATAGTTATGATATTATTATTTACGCAGAAAACCCAATCGGTTATACAAATGATAGTGATAGAATACATTTGGGGTATTTAACTCAAACAATAAACAATGAAGCGGTTAGGTTTTCTGATATATATGAAAATGCCAGTTTAACACGATTTGTGCGGCCGAGGACTCTACCAAATATTGTAATTGAACAAAGATAAGATCGGATCGGATAAGAATATAATTCTCAAGTATATAACTAATTTTTCTTTTCGGTCGGAGTAATATAAGAATGACAACGCCAACCTTGATAGCGCCAACCTTGACTAATTTTATAGTTCCAACCAATAAAACATATGGCGACCAATCATTTAATTTAACAAATCCAACCAGTAATAGTCTTGGCGCATTTACATTTACAAGCAAATATCCAGCTATTGCTAGCATTAATGGTAATGTTGTGACAATTGTTAATTCTGGTACAACTGAAATTACGGCATCACAGGACCCTTCAGGCGTCTATTTTCGTGGAAGTATATCTGCGATATTGAATATCGGAGTAAAACAACCAACAATAACCAATTTTATTATTCCGAGCAAGTATTTTAATGATGTCTCTTTTAATTTAACAGATCCGCCATCCAATAGTACCGGGTCATTTACATTTGAAAGTAGTAATACTGGTGTAGCTACTATATCTGGGCGAGAAGTCACAATTCGAGGTACTGGAACTAGTTTTATAGTCGCAACCCAACGAGCATTTGGTAATTATAGCTCAGGCACGATAACATCTACTCTAACCGTGATTACGTCAATTCCTCAACCAGGTATCCAACGTCAAATAGATTTATCGTGGAATACACCTATAAATAATGGTTCTTCTATAAAGAACTACTTTTTCTCTTCAGACGAACGAAGTACCCCATCTGGGAATATTATATCTACGAGCTATGATTCATACGCATTACCAGTACCATATTCTAGTACAGTTTTATCAAATGTATTGTCGTCGTCGAATCGATCTGTAACCCTTGCGCTGGATTTATCGAACACTATAACAAATTATTTTGACTTGAGTTATAACGCAGAAATCGAATTAAAATGGAAATACAACAGTACAATCGTAGATATATGTTCTAATTCGCAAACCATAATGTCATTGTCTATTTACAAGAGAAATATAGTAACTGATACTCGAATATATGTATTACGTAATTATCAACGGATCTATGATTCGTCCATAAATTGTTTAGGTGCTATACCACAGAATAGTAATAGAACAATAACTGATATATTCAACGTCACATTTGACTCAATTGTTACACGGGATTTGTTATATTTATCGAAAAATGACGTGATTGAAGGGACTATTGCTTTATCCGATTTTAGTTATTATCCATCTACCGCAACAGCGTTCACTTCTGATCAAACACTAGAATACAACATTAGTATATTAGGTTTGCGTCTTGCGCCATATCGTTTTCCGATAACACGGGATTTTACATCGTTGTCATTTGGTAAAGGTAATGCCGGTCCCGAAACAGGATTCGTCGTAAGCACTGTAACCGCTCTGCGGAATGGTATTTATTATATGCCGAAAATGACTAGACCATTAACGTCATTTAATGAAGCCAAAATATCATTGTCGTGGATATATGGCATTAACCTTTCAGCAATTAATCTGTCGAGTTTATCAATACAAAATATTACACAATTAAATATTCCATTTCAGTTGCGTGTTCGGTGTTATTCGCGGTCTTTTAAGCAAATATCATCGGCGATAATCGACGCAAGTTACAATACATCATCGATAGATGAATTCGTTACTAATTCAATGACTGATCCTTCTTATAATACGTATTTGATATTTGATATTTCCCAGAATTACACCGCGAAATATAACGCATTTCAACGTAACACTGTCACTAATTTGTTACCTGTTAATTCTACGACATTTGATATTTCAAATTCATCTACATTTCCTGTAACAGCTTCTCCGATTGATCCCGCACACACACAGTTTGTATATTTGTTTTCTTTAACAGTTACCGATCCGAGTTATAACGCAGTGTTTCAAACAAACCCATTTCAATTGAATATATTGTCGAATACATTTGTGCCTCGCAAGTTCTATCGATTTTCTAGCCCGGACCCAACAACACCGTCCTCATATGAATTGTCGAGCTCTACGAATACACTATATGATATTGGAACGTCGTATTATATCGACAATACTCCGTTTTATCGTTTTTATAACTTGACAAATGGAAACTATTATACTTATAGAATTGCCGCGAATAATCTTTCGGGGACAGGTCCATTTTCATCAACATTAACCCGAAGGTGTGGGTCAGTTCCGAATAAAATCACAAATACGGTTGGAACACTGGATTATTTTACAGAGTCGGAACGTTTATCCAATAGAATCGATATTTTATGGAAAAAACCGGAATTTAGTGGCTATGAAATAAAAAACTTCATTATACAAATTAATGTAGATATATCCGGGCGCTGGCTGAATATTTTGGACTATTCTGCAGATATATCATACAATACATTAACATTTGATAGATTTGAAGATATTATCGTGCCTGTAACTGATGAAAGTATCGTGAACTATCGTTATAATACAGAGAAGATAACGTATCGGTCTCCGATATCTACGACAGGTCCATTAATCAATGGTAATAAATATTATATACGTATGAGATCTGTTAATGAATTAGGTTATAGCGCCTATTCAGATATACTTACTGGTATTCCAATCACGCGTCCAGCATCTACACTGATTAAATTTGTGGGCGTGCCGGTTGTTGGAAATAATTTAGTATATCTTACGTGGCAAATACCATCAGATGATGGTGGTGCGCCGATATTAAACTATATAATTGACTATCAAGAAATTGTTGGAGACGTAAATGGTGGAACATTGGTCGGAGAAAAATTTAGATACAATCAAAACGCACAAGAACCCCCGAAAACTGTAACAACATATCCGAAAGATCAGTTCGTTGCGATATATAATTCTCTAAAAGACCGGAATACTTTATCGACACTACAACTAAGCAAGATTGATGCGTCCCGTAATTATCTCTCGAATTTTATTATACCTCCAGTACCAATTACATTAAAAGATTCTGATAAAAAACTTGGTGAAACTGTTGCGGCGAATAAAAATGTTGTCATAACTTATCAAAATCCGTCGTTTACATATATTAGTGATGAACTCACGCAAAATGTCTTTGACATATCGAATATAGAATTAAAATGGTATTATTTTCTGGATGGTGATGGATGGCCGATTAATACGTCAGTTACATTTAGATTATCTATAAAAGGACATTTACAACACGTAGGTGATAATCGGGCGCTTGATATTAGTAATATTTTTCACATTCAGCCTAGTTCAAGACTATATACTGTAACCAGTTCCAATATGTCGGTAAATGGGAATTATAATTACATTGATTATAAAACTGGTAATGTTATAACTGATAATGTAGTTCCGAAAATATTTATCCCAACCTTACCCCGTATTGATTCGTCTAATAATTTACAACGTTATAAATTACGTTTGGAATATACATTATCTGAGCATTCGAGTAGTGTATATAAGTTTATTATGTATTCGGGTCCGATTATTATTAACGGAACAGCTCCAATTCGTACGATTCCTGGACTAGGACTAAACACTAAATTTAGCATAAAACTTACTCAAAATGCGTTGTGTCCATTGGATAATACGAAAAAATATCGGTTTACGATAACACCATTTAATATTGCGGATTATTTTCTAATAGACGAGAAAAATAAGGTCGATGTTACTATGGGTATTCTAACATCTGAACCGGTTTATAATGTATCATATTCGATAGTTCAAGAGAGTTCTGGTGGTAGAGTTGTATTGAATTGGAGTTATATTCCCACAGCGGAATATTACGTGACAATTGAAATAGCATCAAGCTATTTAAATGCTAATTTTCCAAATGAATACCCGCTTCTGCAGCAGGATGAAGGTCCAAGCCTCTCTATTTTAACCGGAAAAATAACACCTACTATTGGTGTCGCTACATATTCTATACCATCCATTAGATCTGACGATATTACTAGTGGTAACGCGCAACGTTACTTGAAACCCGGGCGTGGATATATAATCAAGATTGCGCCAGTTAAACTCGCGGAAGTAAACAATAAAACGATTCCATTAATTGCGCCATTTGTTTCAATGACACCTACCAATGTATTTATTGTGCCGTTTACTACGCCATTACGCCCTCTTTCATTTGGAGCCATTAGCAAAAATAGTATAATATTATTGTCGTGGAAATTGCCGAATTTGAATGAAGACCCTAATTATTATGTAACTGATGCGGTATCTTCTTTTTATACATATCGTTATTATTCTATAGAACTACGTGATTTAAGTGGTTCAAATCCGTCTACCTGGACTACAATAGTGACACAGAATTCTATACCAAGTAATTCTGGAGATGGATACCCCTTCTCTTATACCGTGGCTGATTTAATAAATGAACACGATTATCAGTTTCGGGTTAGGTTAATCATTGAAAATTCGTATAACAATCAACACGCGTATTCCGATTATTCGTATATAACAGAATTAAACAATGTATTTGTTGATAATACGAATAATGTAGTACGTCCATCTCAATACCCATTCAAACCATCAGGTATAACGTATTTGGGTGTATCGCGTCCAGAGGTACGGCAATTACAAGTCGAATTCAATCAACCGTCATATAACGGTAACGCGACTTCATATGAATGCGTTATTGAATACTCCTTTGATGGAGTGAATGAATGGACTGATATATTTAATACGACGACTGGAATATCTAATCTCAATGATAATACGTCTATTCTTACAAGTGGTAAACTCGTTGTATCTACGATAGACAACGCGTTAACCTCGATAATTATAAAGTGTAAAAGTATTGTGTTGAATTATCATATTCGTCTTCGTGTTATTGGCAAAATTTCAGGCGTCGCGGAGCCATATCGTTTTCCATTATTATCATATAGCGATTATTCTCCAATACAAATCATTTCATTTTAAGTATTTGGTGAAATATTGATGATGATGATGATGATGATGATGATGCGTTGCGTTATTACAACCCATTCGATAACGCAATAAGCTGATCATTTGTTAATGTATCTGGAAAGTCCACGTTGAATTTGATTTTTAGTGAACCAGTTTCTCCATTCTTTTCAAGTCCCAAACCTGGTATGGTTTTAATACTGCCTGGTTTAATAATGTTACCGGGTTTATTTGCTAACTTAAATACCTTCCCGTTAAGGTGGTTGATTTCAAAATCAAATCCACATAATGCCAGTTTTAATGGAATATTTTTATCAATATGAAGATCAAGATGTTCTACTTTAAATATCGGATGTTGAAGAACGTTTATTATAATACGAATATCACCTTTCATTCCTAACTCATTTAAGTGCCCGCATTCATTTAATATAATTGTGTCGCCTTGAAGAACACCCTTCGGGATTTGTGCGTGAATGGTTTCTTTTTCTATTTTAACAATATCATTATCTGGGACTTGTCGATCTATTTCAATCGGAATAATACAACCATTATAGCATTGCTCGAGAGATAGAGATACGGTTTTAATAATAGACTCTGGTGGTGTTTGAAATTTGTGCGGTTGATGCTGTTGCTGCTGTTGCGGCTGTTGTTGCTGTGGATAACCACGCATTCCAGGATTAAATGTTTGAAATACAGGATTGGGTCCTTGTCCCGCACCATTCCCACGACCGCCACCGAATAACATATGTAACAATTCTTCTGGTATTCCTGGTGGGAATTGTTGTTGGTTATTTCTACTACCAAATTGGAATATTGGTTGGCCTGGAAAACCGCCAGGGAATCCAGCGCCAGGGAATCCAGCGCCAGGGAATCCGCCGCCGCCGCCGCCGCCACCGCCACCGCCATTTCGCATCATATCATACATCCGACGTTTATTTGAATCTGATAATGTCTCATATGCGTTATTCAATTCTTGGAATTTTTGCTTACTTTCGTCTGTGTTTCCATTTTTGTCTGGATGATGAAGCATTGACATTTTTCTGTATGATTTTTTTAGTTCATCTTCAGTCGCCTTTTCATCTACTCCAATGATTTTATAATAATCTTTATCTGGGTCCGCATTATTATTATTACTACTTTCAAAAAAGGTCTCTGGTCCACCACCAGCGCCACTATTCATAAAAGGATTTCCGCCAAAATTGAAAAACATCACAAGCCGTTATTATTTAAACAGTATATTAGATATACTCTAATAATACGCTATATTATGTCGACATCGGCATTGATGAATACAAACAGTTTTTCACCCGTAGTTCCGTTTATTACGAAATACCAACCATTACATATACACGAATTCGAGCAATTAGATCAAGATACAATAACCATTATTAACAGTTTAATCCAGATGGATAATCTAAATATTCTTTTTTACGGCGACTCCGGTTCGGGAAAAACATCAATTATAAATGCGATTATTCGCGAATATTACAAAAATAAACAGCATATCAGCGAGAATATACTCATATTAAATAGTCTAAAAGACCAAGGGATTCAGTATTACCGCAACGATGTTAAAATTTTCTGTCAGACATGCTCACTTATCCCCCATAAAAAGAAAATCGTGCTACTTGATGATATTGACCTCATTAACGAGCAGGGCCAGCAGGTTTTTCGCAATTGTATTGATAAGTATAGTCATAACGTTCACTTCATTTCATCCTGCTCCAATATCCAAAAAGTGGTCGATACATTTCAGTCACGTAATATTATTATTAAGATTAATCAACTAAATACTGGTTGTTTACATAAGATTATGCTAAAAATCAAGCATAATGAAGATCTGATTATTAACAAGGATGCGGAGGAGTTTTTATTGCGTATATCCAATGGATCTGTTCGAACACTCATTAATTATACCGAGAAGATAAAACTGCTCGATCGAGAGATTACATATGATATCGCCAATCAAATATGTTCCAATATCAGTTTTCATCTATTTGAAGATTATACCCGCGAAGTATTGCGTGGTGTGGCCGGATTGAAGACCGCGAATGCCATCCTGTTTAAACTAAATGATCAGGGTTATTCCGTATTGGATATCTTGGATAATTACTTCCTGTTCGTAAAATATACGGTATTGTTCTCTGAAGATGTGAAATATCAAATCACGTCGCTTGTTTGTAAATATATCACGATTTTCCATAACATACACGAGCATGATATTGAATTGGCTTTATTCACAAATAATGTGATTAAATTAGTGGCTTAGTATAGTGCGGATGCGGATGCGGATGCGGATGCGGATGCGGATTGTCTCCACATCCAACCGCCTTGGCCAACAAATACTTTCCAATTAGTGTATTGGACTCTAGAACTTGGGCTGGAGAAAGGCGCGCAAACCACTGAAACTTGTGTCGTTTGAGTATATCTTTTTCGGGGATATAAATACCTGCGGTTGTAGGGGACAGATAAATATCCACATCAGACAGCAACTCCTCGATAAGGACTGGTTTGTTCTTCATTGTCTTCGCGCCTAATTCTTCGGCAGGTATAAGAGATACTTTGTATTTGTTCGCGGTCGCGGTTGCGGTCGATGAGGCGGCGGTGGTGGTGGCCGATGTTATCTGCGGTACAGTAGATACATCTATGGACGCAGAAGACGCACACGACTCTGCCGATGCAGGGTTCAATTTCGCCATCCACCACCGAGATGGTTCACCAGTAAAATCCATATCCTGTGTATAGTCTGTGGCGATAAGCTGTGACAGATATTCCATATATTCTTTCATAAGGGGGTCATAACGACGGCAACCCATAATCTTCGTAGATGGCGAATATTGCGACTCTGCGGAGATGCTGGATGTTGACCGGAGTTCACCAATCACGACATTTGTTTTGTTATTACTGATTTCGTTGTCTAAATGCGCATCGTATAAGTTCCGCAAATTATGGAAACACATAAATGAACTAGGTACAACAAGCCCGCCGTATAAATGAAGAATGGTCGCCATCGCAAGTTCGCGCATATGTGAGCGAAGAGGTCGAGGCAGATCTTCAACTTTGGTGCGCCACTCTGGAATAATCTTTATCAGCGACTCGTCGTCCAGAAGACACACATTAAAACTATCACCGCACTTTTCTATAATACTGCGGATGGTTAAATATTGGTAGGGCTGGTTCAGGTTCTCGGAGGTCCTTGAACCAAAACTCTCCCACGATCTCGCATTCTTTTCGAATTCAATATGAACCCATAGGATTGGCTTCTTGTTATTGGTAAGACTTGTGTCGTTAAGAAGATATTTCTTAATCAGTTGACCATCTTCATACTGCTCTTCAACATCTATCGTTTTCTTGTATTTATTATATATGAAACCGACAATCATAATAAGTAGGTAGGCTATCGCCAGTTTAATGAGTTTGTTTTCGAGCATTTGTGTGTTCTATCTATATACTCGAGAGAATATAATACATCCGATGAATAGACGATAGATTCCATTCCATTATTCCAACCTGAATATATCCGAATATAGTTTCTTATGAATATCTCGAGAGATTTCGTCCTGTTTGGCTAAAATGAAAGCGCGGCGTGTATCTTCCTCTTCCTCACGCATCTTCGCCTTCTGATAAATATGTTCTTGCTCTTCTTTACTCGTTTGTGTATGTAAATCCCGCCGGGATTGGTCTCTAAATGTCTGTAATTCGTGTATGGAATTAAACCGGCGGGTCTTATAATAATCCTCTTCTGTGACTGGTATGACGGTCTCGGTGTGTGCCTTCTTCAAGTCTTCATACCGCAAGTTGCCAAATATCCCGCTTGAATACTCTTGGGGTCTTTCTCTCGTAAGGTCATATCCTCCTCCTCCTCCGCCTCCGCCTCCGCCTCCGCTGCGCCCCCCCGCGTATTCCAGTTCTGTTCTCTCGACAAGCGCATATTTATTCCGGAGTTCTTGCTTCTTATGGTTAAGTCGC